AAAGGGCCGGACCAGCAGTCATCATAGACCGCATAGATGGCATCACCTCGAAGTTATAGATAGCGGAGTAGACACGTTTGTAGAGGTCCTCAGAGAGCTCATACTTGTGTTTGTTGTAGAGGTGTGTCTTCATGTACTCTACATACCGGAAGACTGTCTCTGCCCAATCTTCTCTACGTTTTTGATCTTCTAGCCATCGAGCGTATCGTGACTTGAAGATGAATGCCTCATACTGAGACGGAAACGGGTTCGCTAAACTCATATAGTTCCTTTCCTTTACGCCTCAGACCAGACGTAGTAAACAGCCGAGAGACCTACGAGGGTGCCGGGGATGATTGAGGGTAGGAGGCTCAGCAAGGCAAAACCAACGGTCGCTGTGGTAATACCTGCGAGAGACATCAACACAACCCAGAACTTATCAATACCGCGCAGGGCTAGGAAATCCTCTTTCATAAAACCTAACGTATCTTTGAATTTAGCCATTATCGAATAGTCTCCTTTGCAATCGCGTCTAGTTCATTCAAGAGGCCCAACGCCTCTGCCATCTCTTTATCCCAGTCTTCACCTCTGAGGTGTCCCAAAGCTGCTTCGCGAAGGTCCTGAATAGCTATTCTACGGATACGGATATTACGATCCGGCATGTTGTTCTTTTTCTTCGTCATCGATTATCTCCACTTCCTTGGAGCTTGCCACGAGCTTTTCGGTCTGTCAGCTTCCGTAGGTTTGTCTCAGCAATATCATCAAGAGCAATACCGCAGTCAAGAGCAAGGGCGTTAAGGTACCAAAGGACATCACCAAGTTCTTTAGTGAGTGCCTCTTTGTCTCTTTTGTTACCATCTCTGAGCTCCTTCTTTAGTTTCTCAGCCACCTCTCCGACCTCACCCATGAGGCCCATAAGGGGGTAGACTTCTTTATAAGAGACAGGGTACACACGAAGGAGTCCTGCTGTCTCTGAGTAGTGTTTAAAATCCATGTATATTAGTCCTGACTTCCATTACGTTTAGGTTGTTTCTTTCGGTTGGTCTTTCGGCTGACTACACGGGTCTTGTTGCCGAGCTTTCCTTTACGGTTAGCTCCTACGTGGTCCACCTCTTTGCCGTCACCCTTACGAACCTTACCAGCCTTAACTGCTTTAGCCCGAGCCTTGTTACGTTGAGCGCGTCTTTTCTTCTGTTCAGGCTTACCGTGGTAGTCCCGGTACTCTTTCTTAAGATCTCGTTTTTTTCTAGGCATTTGGGTACACCTTATTTGTGAATGTTTCAAGAATGGCAGGGTTACCAGCGGTGATCAACGAGAAGAACTCGTCACCTTTGCTTGTACGAACCTTGATCAACACGAGCAGTGTCTCGTCTCCCATGTTGAGAGGAGCCGCTTGGTAGACCTCAATAACCTCTACAGGAATCTGAAAGGAGCCTTGATAACACCCTTCTAGTTGAGGTTGGGGTGCTTGGTTCTGGATCGCTACGATAGCTGCATCTAGGTACTCGGAGCCTTGCTCTTGTGTTTCACACCCAAAAGAGACTGGAACAATAGGGCGTTGAATAGACACCTCTTGCACAGCAGTGGGGTTTGGGTTTCTCTGGATGTTTAGAGCATTAGACGGCATAGGAGCCACTAGAGTGTAGATAAAGGCGATAAAGACCGCAACGAGGAGTGTCCACGCTGTAGCCTTCCATGTGTCTGAAAGATAATGAAACATATGTAAGGTTAATCCTTATTCTTGTTGTTATTGACGTCTATTGGCTGTAGACAGACCACGAAGTCGTGGTATCCCTAAGAAAGCTGATAGCACCTTCTAGGTCTTCAAACCGAACATCTGCTGATTTCCACACAAACAGTGGTACGTTTTCTTCGGGTCCTACTACAACAATCAACTTATTCAAAGCCAACGCCATACCAACCTCAAAGGCGGTTCCGGTGCTGGCTGTCTTAGGCACATTCGTGAAGTTAGCTAGTACGATATCACATTGACGCACCCAATGGGTGTCTCGGGCGTAAAACATATCAGCTACTTGTCCGAGAGATTTACCATCGCTGAAAGTCGATTTCTCTTGGTCAGAGAGCTCAGCTTTGTCTTGTTCGAGAAGAGGGTTTAATGTGTCCCCAAAGAAGAGATCTTCCATGATCTCTCGCCATCCGTGGCTTTCTTCCCATGTCAGACCTGAGATAGGTCCTGCTAGATAAATTTTACTCATGTAGGCAATCCTTTGTGGTCCAAAGGTGGTGGGGACATTACGACCTCACGCTCTTCGGGGTGTTCATCGATGTAGTTTTGTAGAAGGAACAGTGTGTTACAAGCCTCATGTGCTAAATGAAGCAAACCGCTTTCCTCGTCGTGTGTCTCACCAGAGAGACGTTCTAGTAGGTGTCGGCCTTGGGCGTCTCTGTACCGGCCCATTTCCACACCTTTCCAGCTATGCGCTTCGTACTTCTGAGCACCGTAGGTAAGAACCCACGCCACCTGTGTCAAAGCGTCTGGCATACCTTCGAGCAACAAAGACGGACGGTATTTACCACCATCAGCCTTAAACTCTTGGTCGTCATCAATGTCTAAAGTTGTCTTCATCAATCATTCCCTTTTTCCATAGGTCTAGGAGAACCGCTTGTGGATCAAGATCGAGCTTCTCGAACAGTTCCTCAAGAGGAAAGGCGTCGATTAAGACGTCCAGTTGTAGTTGTACTTGATCTTCATCCATACTCTTTCCTGAGACTTTCTAGAGAGATAAACTGGGGATCATAGCCGCCGTCTTCAACATGACGTTTTAGTACGACACCTCTCCACCACAGTTTGTTTACTTCACCGGCCCATCCTGAGTCATAATCCTGAAAGACTCCTGCGACCAGTCCGTGGATCTTAGTACCACCAACCGTTGTTCGCTCACAGTAGTCAAGGACATGTACGTGACCGCTAGTACAGGACACAAACTCCTTGGTCAGAAGCTGGTATGCTGGATGTTCTCCACCAATAGGACGTCCCATTACACCAGACACAAAGAAATGCGCGTAGTGAATACCGTCTACTGTCGTAATACCGGGAGTGTTCCCGTTGTAGTACACAATATCGTCTCCGTAATGGGTCCGTAGGTCGAGGTCCTGATAGGAAATAGCCCCATCAAGTTCCGGGGAAGTCTCAATAGCTCGTCTGATCCTTTCTTCGTGGTTGCCCTCTAGGAATATCCTACGAGGAAGTTTCTTTTTCGATCGTTTGACAGGGCCCCAAAGTCTATCGCTAAACTCAAGGCCTGCTTCCACGTCTTTTCTGTAGTTACGTCCTTGGAAACTCTTTTTACCTTTATCGAAGGATGAAAGAGAAGCCATGTCCCATTGGTCGCCCATGTTGATCACCACATCTGGCCGAACGTCCTTGATCAGCTTAGCCAACCAGTCTGCTCGGTCATTAGGGTGCTCAGGATGCGCGTGGCAATCAGGAATTACTAGGTGTGTCTGGCTCATACAAAACTACCTCCTCAAGTAATTCAGGAGGATCTACATAACCCTCTTCCATATTAGCGTATCTAAGTTCCCATCCGAAGCTTGTGTACTTGCCGACAACCTCTGTTTTGAAGAAGTTGAATATTGTTGGAAAGTCAATGTAAGCTTTCTCACGGTACAGGTAGAGTTTACCTTCGTAGTAGAACGCTAGATAGTCGTCATAATCCACAACGGTAACGAAACATCCCTTACTCATCGAACATCCATTCATATGTTAGGTCCTGTAGGAGGATCCATCTGATACCGTGTTTATCACACCAATCTCCGTAAGTGGTCTGGGATCGGGAAGAGAGGCGATTATTCTTGTCGAACACCATGCGGATATCTCGATCCGGGTACTGCTCGACAACGTTCTGCATCTTGACACGGTCTTTATATGGGAAGTATCCTTTACTCTCTAGGTAAACAGTCTTCCCTTCTGTGTTGGTGACCCTAAAGTCACACTTGTAGTTGTACGACACAGTGTAGGGGACCTTCTCGGGTTCATAGTCGATCTGATCTCCCTTCTTGATGTGTCTCGTCAGTCTGTCGTATACACGAGGCTCTAGGCCCCCTTTAAATGTAGGTACGGGCATTGGCAAACACCTCCGGTACTCGTGGGGTCTTTACCACGTCTGTCATGAACACAGGACCGCTGCTGTAGACAAAGGTTCGCATGTTCGGCCAGCAGTGGTTCTTTACAGGGCAGTAGGAGCACGCCACACCAAGTTTCTTATTCCCACTGGGCTTAGCCCCTTGTTCAAGGCGATAGGCGCTCTCAGTAGGGACAGGGCTGAAACCCCTTGGAGGTGGTGTGCTCGAAGCCATATGCTGTTTCTGTCGTTCGATCAACTCGTAGATGTTAGGTAACTCGTCTCGATGGTATGTGTCCAACACAAGATGTCCGTGTTGTTTGTCCATCACCAAGAAGGAAGCCTGATCCTTGTCTGTTACAAGAGGATCGTCTTGAGCCGCTTCTAGGTAGAACGCAAGCTGACCGAGGTACCCGAATGGGTCGTCCTTTACCAGATTATGTTCTGTGAACTTCTTTAGGCTGCGTGTGGAAGCACTCTTGACATCAACCAAGCGACCATCAATAATACCATCCCGATGACCGAGAATACCTTCCAGACGGGCTTCGCCTTGTTGGCCTTCGACTCGGTGTCCTGTGAGTTTAGCAAGGTAAAATAGAAGTTCTTCAATTACGTCTCCGTAGAGGAACGAGAGTTTCTTATAAGGCGGTAACGGTTCGTGGTTAAACTGTTCAATATTGTTAGCATACCAGAGTTGACGGGAACAGGGTTTTCCAACAGAGGAAGCTCTGAGGGCTTGTCCATTCTTTTCGACTCTGGTCTCTTCCGAACGTTCCGCGAGGTGTTTGGCGAGGTTTTCGGCGAATTCTTCAATGTGTTCTCTAGTTGTATCAAACTTATCTGGGTTGTTAAAGAGCTCATAGATATCCTTCGCTACTGTGTTAATGTCCGTCATGTGATCACCAAAGGATGGCGGCAGCTACTAAATATAGCACCACACAAAGTACGACGATCCAGAACACGCCGGAACTTACAAATACAAAATCCATATGTGTTATCAATCCTTATTGTTATTAGTATCTTTAAGAGGTGAGCCGAAGCCCACCCCTTTGATGTCGTTGTTGATAATATGGAGTAGTGTTGTTAGAAGGGTAGTTCAGTCTCTTCTGAATACCGATCCTGTTTGCCGTCGTACTCTACGAGATCCAAGATGCGAACACCTTCCAGTCGTGTACCGTTACCGAACTTACTGGTAGGGTATACGACAAAGTGGACACGTACCTTGGAGTCATTTCCGATGGCGTCTGTGTAATCTTCACGGCCTTCTTCACCGAGCACTACCACAGGATAGCCCAGAGGATCTTCTCCGAGCAGTTGTGTGGGGTCTCGTGATAGGGTGACGGCCCAGAGACCGTTTTCTGTCTTCTTAGCCTTCTTCTTAGTTCCTGAGTTAGCAAAGACTTCATAGTTCTCGTCGTCCATCTCGATAGTGATCTTACACTCTTTCTGTTCGAGAGTGAGAGAGTCACGATCTTGTCCGTTGAAGTCGTACTTTACAGCCTCAAAGCCGGGAGTGACTTGAGCCCATTGTGCAATACCTTCAACGCTGAAATAGTTGGTTTTAGCCATAAATTAGTGTTCCTTGATTTCAGTAATCTTGATGATGCGTACGTTAGTTAATGTCGGATCGTAGGTTGGGATGTCCAACACCATCTGTTTTGCCTCGTCTTCGGAGGCTGCGTCTACGACAAAGGAGTCCATCTGCATGTCGGCGGTCCATTTGACGTAGAACTTAGGGGTAGTATCTTGGGGAGTTGTATTTTTACGCTCGTCTGGTCT